CCATGACCGAAAATACTGACTACATTGTGGATGTAGATACTGAGCCGGGAAAAATCTACCTGCCTTACGCTACATCATGGCCGAGCTTCGTACCTTACCCCCACAACGCTGTTTTGATTCGGGGGGTGTGTGGCTATACAGGAAGAGCGACTTATATTATTCCGCATAATTTCATAGAAGCAATGACAGTGCATGTGGGATTGATGAACAAATACCGAGATGAAGAAATTCCAAAAGGTGCAATGGAAAGAATTAATAACTTGTACGGAATGTCGAGAGCGAGGTGGTTTGGATGATAAACGCAGGGGGGCTTAATAAAAGAATAACAATACAGGCAAAAACAGGGGCAAAAGATTCCTTCGGGCAAACAATATCAAGTTATGCCGATGTTGCGACTGTGTGGGCAGAGATAAACACGGGACAGGGGCGTTCAACAGGTGGGCGGGAGTTTTATGCAGCTCAAAAGCTTCACGCCGAAACAGAGGCTCTTTTTAAAATCCGGTACCGCACAAGAATTAACCAGGCAATGCGCATTAAGTATGGCAACCGGTATTTTGAGATTATTCACATTGCGGACCCCAAAGAAAAGCACGAAGAACTTTTGATAAGCGCAAAGGAAGTGATATAAGTGGAAATTGAAGAAGCCTTTACCGCTTATTTACTTGCGCAATCCGGGTTGACCGCTCTCATAGCCAACTGCCTTGAACCGGAAGAAATTCCGCAGTTTGATGCTTTGCCGGCAGTGACTTACATCAAAATATCAGATGTCAAAGATCACACGCTGACAGGGCAGTCAGAGCTTGAAAGCCCTGTATTCCAGTTTACATCATATGCAACCAGCAGGGCGGGAGCCAGGGCGGTAACAAATCAGCTCAAAACCGCACTTGTGGATTATTCCGGCATACTAAGCGGCATAACAATACAAAAAATCGAGCTGCAAAGCGAGAACACAAGCCTTGAAAAAAGTTCCGATGGGACTGTTAAGGTATATACCGAAGATTTAGAGTTTCAAATATTTTACAAAAAGGAGTGAGAAATAAATGCCAAATATAGGGTATGGAACGACGTTTACATGGGACGATGAAACAGTGGCAAAACTTACTGCCATAAATGGAATAGAGCTTTCGGCAACAATGGTTGATGTGTCAACACATGATAGCTCAGATGCTTATAAGGAAGTTATTCCCGGACTCATTGATCCGGGTGAGGTTATGCTTGAAGGTTTGTTTGATTATGAAGACACAGCCGGACAGCACGCCATGATAACAGATTTCAATGCTAGGGCTTCAAAAACTGGAATAATCACTTTCCCGACAGCAACGGGAGCGACATGGACATTCACCGGCTACATCTCAAAAATAAAAATTGGAGATACGCCAATCGAAGGAGCAATTCCTTTTATGGCCAGCATCAAGCCTACTGGCAAGCCGACATTCGCGGTAGCCACCAGCACGGGCTTGACCGCACCGTTCTTTGCAATATCGGAGAGTGCGGTTGTAACACCCGATGAGGCAGGCGACGAATACACTTACGTTGCCACAGTGCTTACAGGTATAGAGTCTGTCACCGTTACGCCTACTGCCACAGCAGGCACAATAACAGTCAACGGCAACACAGTTGCAACCGGCGAGGCATCAAGCGCAATTACGCTTGGAGATGCCGGCAGCGTGACCACAATCACAATAGTGGTACAAGAAACCTCAAAGGCACCGAAAACGTATACTATTTACTTGTCAAGAGCCGCGTCGTAACTATTACAAGCGGTAGGGCGGCGAAAGTCGCCCTACTATTTAGGAGGGATTATATATATGATACCATTCGTAACAATCGAACTTGACCGCCCGCGCAAACTAAGGTTTACCATGGGCGCAATGATAGAGTTTGAAGAAATAACCGGGATCAAACTCATGGAGCTTGAAGACGAGTTATCCTTCGTGGTGGCTGCAAAAGCCATGTGGGTTATGCTCAGACAGGAAGACAAAGAGCTCACTTTTGAAGCAATGCAAGGAATCATTGACGAGTACGCGGATAATTTGACTTACGTCATAGAGAAGACCACACAGGCAATCCGTGCGGCTTTTCAGAACAAAAAGAAAAGCCCAAACGCACAAACGCCGGCAGCAAAAAACCTGAATTCCTGAACTTTGACCGAGAATTTGAAATAGCTGTTGGCGAACTTGGACTAAAGCCACAAGAATTCTGGGTGCTTACATACTCCGAATTTGCAGAGATGCTTGACGGATACAACCGCTGCCGGAAACGGCAGATTAACGACATGATTTACACCGCCTGGCATACGGCGGTACTGTCACGCGTTAAGGACATACCATCCCTTGACAGTCTTATGGCTGGGACGGAACGCAAAAAAGAACAGACCAATGAAGAAATGATGGCTATGGCCAAGATTCTAAACGCCGCCTTTGGCGGCACTTATACGGAGGTGTGACATGGCGCAGAATTTCAAAATTGAAGGATTAGATGAGCTAATAAAAGCCTTTGAAAAATTTGGTGGACACACCACAGAGCAACTCGGAGAGGCTTCAACACAAGGCGCGGAAATAGTGCTTAGACGGGCAAAAAGAAACGTTGAAAAGCATTACAAAAAAGGCGACCTGTTTCATTCTTTAAAAGTCACAAAGCCAAACAAGCGGAGCAAAACCGCTCAATACAAAGTATTTGCCAAAGTATCATTTGGCAAGGGTGGCGCCCATGGAGTACCGTTGGAACTCGGACACAGACTGATCATTCACGGGAAGCAGGTGGGGGTTGTGAGGGAGTATCCTTTTATGAGGCCCGCAGCGGATGAGAGCAAAACAGAGGTAGTTGATGTTATAGCTAAAGCAATGAACAAAGCTCTTGATGAAATGGGGGGAAAGAAATGAGCAGAGTAATACGTAGCTTAATGGTCAAGGTGGGTGCAGATCTTACCAACCTTGACAAGAGCCTTAAAAAAATGTCAAAAGACTTAAAAAAAGCCGGGCACGATATGTCACAGGCTGGCAAAAGTCTTACGATGGGGCTTACCCTGCCGCTTGCCGGATCTGGGGCCGCAGCGTTCAAACTCGCTTCCGATATGCAGGAGGCGCTCAATAAGGTTGACGTTGCTTTTAAGGGTAATTCAGACGAGGTCAAAAGCTGGAGCCAAAACACCTTAAAACAATTTGGTATAGCAAAAGGCACTGCCCTTGACATGGCCGCACTATTTGGCGACATGGCCACAGGCATGGGGTTGTCTACTGGTGCGGCGGCCGATATGTCAACAAAGCTTGTAGGGCTTGCAGGTGATATGGCGTCTTTTAAAAACATCCGAATTGACATAGCTGAAACAGCCCTGAAATCCATATTTACCGGTGAAACCGAATCCTTGAAAAACCTCGGAATCGTGATGACAATAGCAAACCTTGATGCTTTTGCCCTTGCAAACGGTTACAACAAAGTCACAAAAGACATGACTGAGGCTGAAAAAGTACAACTTAGATATGCTTTTGTACTTGATAGAAGCAAGAACTCGTTAGGTGACTTTGAACGTACCGGTGGTGGCGCGGCGAACCAGATGCGAATATTCACCGAGTCCTTAAAAGAAGTTGGAGCGAGCTTCGGGGAAATGCTGCTGCCGATGATTACTCCGGTGATTAAAAAAGTTAATGAAATCAGCGCAGAGACCAAAAAAACAATAATGGTAGTGGCTGGTATTGTGGCAGTCGTCGGGCCTGTTTTGTTTATAACCGGGAAGCTTACTGCATCTGTGGGTGTTATGATGGGTGTACTCGGCAAGCTGTCTATAGCAATCAAAGGGGTATCTGCCGCTTTTACGTTCTTGGCGGCAAATCCGATTGTCCTCGCGATAAGCCTAGTAGTAGCGGCGCTTGGCGGACTTATATACATGTCTACAACCGCCAGCAAAAAGGTGCGAGAAGCTACTGAGGAGCAGATAAAAGCGACAAAAGAACTTGAACAAGAAGGGCTGAAATCACTTGACAATCTCCAAAAAGGAAAAATGGAGGCTATTGAGCAGGAACGCAAAAAAGCGCTTGATTTACACAAAGAAAAAATTGATAATCTTCAAGCAGAACATGATGCGGCTGTTGACGCGGAACAAAAGAAAACTCAAGCAATAATTGAAGGCTTGCAAAAACAGCAGACGGAGCTTGACGGAAATCATAAAAATGCTATCGATAAAATCCGTGAGGAGTACGGCGTATTTGAAGAAACAGTAAAAAGCAAAACTGATTTAATTCAAGAATATTACGCGTCTGAGATAACATCTGTGCAAAAGGCGCATAATGAAACATTAGCTCTGTTGGAAAAAGGATTTCAGGGGCAGAAGGATGTTGTTGACAGAGAAACTTCACTAGCTATTGGAGAGTTGGAAGATAAGATTGCCCGTATAGAAGGCGCTACTGAAGAAGAGATAGCTTTGGAGAAAAAGAAGCGGCTTGAGACACGGGCGATTGAACTCGAAGCTCTTATTGTTGCCGAAAAAGACAAGGAAGCAAAACAGAAACTAATCCAAGAACGGGAAGATGTTATAGGGCAGATAATATCCGAAGCAGTGAACAAAGAACTTGAAACTAAAAAATGGGGTATCCGTGAAGAAATACTTGCTGAGATGGAAAAGAACGCGGAGAGAAAATCCATG